GGGCGACCCTCTCCAATGCCGACCTGGAGGCCGACACGCGCGATCAGGTTCACGATGTCTTCCTCCTGAAGCATCCCGGCGTCGTAGCGGATACGCAGCGTGGCTTCCCAAGGGAAATAGGTGGGCCGCGGCCGTAGGTCAATCACGCCGGTTGCATTGCGGCAAGGGCTGATCACCATTTCGGGCTCACCCTTTGTGAGCTTCACTAGCGGCGTTTTGTCGTCACGATCCCAGCCGTCAGCCTCAACAAAGATGGCCAGCTTTGCCTTAGTCATCACAAAGCCAGCAGCACGGCAAGCGCTGATTGCGGCATTTCGGAAGCTAGCCGCGTGGATGCCGTCCCATTCTTCGATCAGGTTGCCGTCATCGTCGAAGGTTTGGCCAATGTGGCGGGCACCGTTGAACAGTGCCTCGAAATCTTTGGCTTCGCGTGTTTTCTTCGATTTGGCAGCGCCCCCAGCTTCCTGGGTTGCTTTCATGACGGCCTGAGCCTTGGCTGAAAATTTGTTGATCACTAGCGGGGCTGTGCCCTGCAGTGTCAGATCGATGCGCCGGAAATCAGGCGCGCTGATGGTGAGAACCTTGCTTGCAGTTGCTTGCATTTGATTGAGGGGGGGTTGTGTTGTGTGTATTGCCGGGGGATGGATCGCGCCACAGTCGCGCCCTGCTTTCCCCTAAAGGTCTTTTATGGCTTTCAGCTGTGACACACCGCCCGGAGTGTCAAAGCATCAGGCTCCCCGGCAGATGGTCAGAGAGTGTGGAGAACGATTGCCTTAAGGGCTGTTCCCCTGAGCCATTCAGGCTCTGATGCCCCTGGGCGGAGCATCTTGAACTTGGGGTAACGGTTGCCCGTGTCCTTGGTGCCCAGGTACTGCCAACCGTGACGGACTAGGCGGGCGATTGCGTGCTCTGCTGTGATTTGCATTGGTCAGTTAGTGCCCAGGTAACGGATGACGGTTGAGCGGGAGATCTTCAGCTTTTGCGAGATCGCCAGCTTTGTCATGCCCTTGATTGCGAACAGCCTGCGGATCTCTGCGGCGGTTTCCTCGGAGATCTTGGGGGCGTAGCGTCGCGTACTGGATGGCGGCTCTACCTTGTCGGAGAACACCGGGCGAGCCTCGAAAAGCGGGTGCTCAGGGTTTGGGGTGGAAGGGAGCCAGGCGGGCAGGTTCAAGGGCCAAGAGCAGGGCCCCTAAATTTAGGGAGGGCCCCCGGAGGGGCCAAGGTGATCAGGCGTAGAGGCCAGCCAGGCTCAGGTTTTTGTTGGCGGCCTGGAGTTCTTTGACCATCTCAGCAGCTTCGGGAGTGTTGCGCTTGGAGAAGGTCTCGATCATCTTCTCGTTTTGCTTGATGACGAAAGCGATTTCAAAAGCAGTCATGATTTGAGGTCTGTGGTGAGTGGCGGGCGATCTCTCGGCCCGATGTGCTTAGTATATGCGCAACCTTTGCGCGCTGCCCGCTCGGCTTGTGCCACTTAATGCAGCTGGCCCCAGTTTCCTCTTGGCTTACGCACACGGATCTCAAAGAACCCATCAAGCTGGGGGTAGGTCTCCATCAGCTCGCGCGCTGCAAGCGCCGTGTGGTTGTTGTTGAGCTTTAGCCCGTTGTGGTTGCGAATCGTGGTTGCCCGCTGCCAGCGCAAGACGTGAAAGAGGGCGTCAATGCTCCAGCGCTTGTGCCCCTGTCCCCGGAGGTCTTTGGCCAGCTTGGCCAGATCAGGGAGCAGCTGCGGGTCTTCGCTCTTTGCTTTCTCCCAGGACAGCTGAAGCTTGTCCTTTGGGGCCATGCTGATCTCTAGTTGCTCGCCCATCAGTAGGCGGCCGCCAGAGCGGTTGCGAGGTGGCGGAAGAAGTGGTGGAAGTCTCCGTTGCGGAAGTCGAGCTGTTGTAGGATGCCGGTGATTTGCTGGCGCTCTTGGCCGTTGGTGCTCAGGATGCGCTCGATAACCACGTCGGTGGTAATGATGTGGCTATCGCCGGTGGTGGGGCTGGTGACCTCGTAGGTCTGAATCTCGAAATCTTTCTCAGCGAAGAAGGTGGAGAGGTTCATGGGGGGGCGGTTGCTGTTGAACTAATTATGCGCGATTTCTGCGCGCTACTTGCTCACAATGTGCCACCACCCCAGGCGGCCTAATAGCTGGCCTCCAAAAACGCAGCCTTTGCCCGCTGTTCAACCTTGCGCCGCAGGTGCGGCAACTTGTCGTAAACGAGGTGCATGGATGAAACGATGCAGCAGATCGGCCCTACACCAAAATCTTCAACGCAGACCCTGATGGCGCCGTCTTCCAGCGTTTGCATCGTCTCAGTCATTCCAGCCTGGCGGATCTTCGGACCCTAGCCGCCGTAGGCCAGCACGCTCTCAACAATCACAAAAGCCCCAGGCCGCTCAAGCGGTCGGCAATATCTGCGGATGGCGTGGATGTCCACCACTTGGCAATCATCCTTGTAGGCCACACCCGAAAGGGCATCGCAAAGCGAGCGAAGAATTTTGTCAAGATCATTCTTGCGCTTGATGTAATACCGCGGCGCGTCTTGCTTTAACTCGCCACCTGCGGTGTAATCCGCCAGCGGTCGGCGAAACCGGAACTCAACGGCAAGGCGCACGGGCCCCTGGATCATCGATGAGCACGAGGCTTGCGCTTCTTTCCTCACCGCTTCGCGCCAGGGTTTCACCCGCTTGCAACTTTCCCGCAGGTTCCCATATTTGCCCAGAACCTTGCTCCCTTGTGGGGCGGGTTCTATGCCTTCCACAAGGATCGCGTAACGCATTTTCTGGGAATGGGTGGCGGGCTTGCTCAAGGCCCTCCGGACGTGTCCCGGCTTATCTCTCAAACCGGAGCAGCCAAAATTTAAGCCATGGGATTTATTCCGCAAGGCATGCCGTTTACGGCACTGCCCAACGCCCTACGGGGCAAACTCCAACCGAACCAGCTGGCGGTCCTTTGGGTGATCCAAAGCTACGCCGGCGCCAACCTTGAAAGCTGGCCCAGCCTGCAGACGATCGCGGACGGCGCTTGCGTCAGTGTGCGCACCGCGCGCTCAGTGATCGGCCAGCTGATTTCCCTGGGTTTCTTGCAGCGGTCCTATCGCATCGACGAACAGGGCAGCCAAAGCTCCAGCCTCTATCGCGTCAACATTGCCCACCTGGCAAACCAGCCCGATTTGGGCGACCTACCCCCCGGCACCATTTGCCGCCCCCCCGGCAGCAGCTGCCTCCCCCCCCGGCAGGATTTGCCGGCCCCCCCGGCAGGATTTGCCGCCTATATAGATACAGAAGAACTAAATACACTGAAGAAAGAAAAAACTGTTGGATCCAAAGCCAAGCGCAGGAAAACCAGGGATTACAGCGCCGAGTTCCTCGGCTTTTGGATCAGCTATCAAAAAATTCCAAAACGTGCCTCTGGTCAGTCCAAGCCCAAAGCCTGGGCAGAGTGGCAGAAGCTCCCCAAGGCCACCCAGCAGGCCCTTGAGCGTGCCCTTCGCCTTGCCGTAAAGGAACAGGCCGCAACGGAGCTTAAGGGCGGCTTTGCTGCCGCGTTCCCTGATTGCTTCCGCTGGCTACGGGATGGCCGCTTTGAGGCCCACCTGGAAACTGCCACAAGCCCTGCAGCCTGCCCGGTAAATGCGCGGCATCCTCTGCCCACGGGCGCAGACCCGTTCTAAATCGCCACCGCTCAATGGCTTTACACAAGCGCTCTGCCTCAAGCAGATCCAACGATTTTCTGGCCCCCCGCGTCCAGTGCTTTGCCTGTTACGACACAGGCATCGTCAGCAACTCTGACGGCCTCGTTTGGAACTATGTCCCGGACTACGACATCGACCTCAACACCGGCAAGCGATGCGGCGGCCTAGACCTTGCCATCGTCTGCCACTGCACCGCGGCTTACGAATCGCAGGACTACCAAACCAACGTCACCCGCAGCGGCTACCGCACATCAGACGCTGTTAAATCCGTTGAAACCAACGGCTACAACCAACAGCTGGGCATCTTGATCAGCAAAGAGCACACGCGCGAAATTCACCGCGCCCGTCGCATGTCCTGGGAGATCTCTTGCCGCGATATGGAGGCGATTAGAAAAAATGCTGCAGCCGGCGAAAAACCCGCCCTCCCGGCATACATTGAAAATGTGCGCGCCCAACTGATGGACGCAAAAAATCTCCTGCCCGCCGTTTGACTAGATGAACCTGATCACAGTTCGGCAGCGTCCCGTGGTGGATCGCCTGCTGCAGCTCTGCGACGAAACTGGCGCAGTCATGGCCGCTGTCCAAGACAACAGCATTGACGAACGCGTAAGAATCCCTGAAACAGCCCTAACAAAGCTGCGCGTCTTAAAAAAAGAAATCAGCCACGTTTTAGAAAATGCCTAAAAGACAAACCTGGAAACCAGCCGACACGTTTACGGTCACAAAGCTGCCGAGCCGTGGCCCAAAGCCCGGCCAATCAGTTGACTCCTACTTGCGCGGCAAAAAACGGCAGCACAACGATTTCGTGCGCCAGGCTGCAAAGACTGGCTTTGTGATGACCCGCAACGACGGCAAAAAGCTCATTGACGGCACCGATTACTCCTGACCATGCCCCGCGTTTCCCTCACTCTCGAAGATCACCAGATCGCCGCACTCGATGAACTAGCGGAGCAGCAAAACTGCACACGATCTGACATCTTGCGCTCTTGCCTCGCCAGTGATGGCAAGCTCACGCCGCAAAAGTTCAACCGCGCAGCCGCAGCCGTTCAACACGCTTTCGGCGGTTTCCTCTCACGCGATCAGGCCACTCACATCACAGCAGTGGCCCTAAACTCGCTTCATCAGAGCTAGCGGCTCGCGCTAACCTCAGCCCATGGGGCACAAGTCAACTAACGCCGAGATTGAGCAGCGCGTAAAGGCTGTTTATGGGCTCTTGGTGAAGTCCTACAGCCGGTTTCAGATTTTGCAATACGCGTCCGAACAGTGGGATGTGAGCGAGAGAACTGCCGATATTTACATTCAGCGAGCCCGCCAGTTAATTCAACAAGACTCAGAGATTGAGCGCCCCCAATGGCTGGCCGCGGCGATTGCTCGGCTTGTTGAATATGAAAAGCGCGCCGGATCAGACGACCGCCAACTGCTCACCGCCATCAAGGCGCTAGAGACTCAGGCCAAGCTTTTGCGCTTTGACATGTCCTGATGTCCCTGCTTTCTGGGATCTGCGAGGAAGGCCGTTTGCTCGCGTTTGCTGAGCCTGCCGATCAACAAAGCACCGCCGAACTGCTGCAAAGAATCCGCGACGATCTACATCCAGGCCAACGGGCTTTCGTCGATGATCAGAGCACAGAAATCATTGGCGTCTCCGCTGGTTACGGCGCCGGCAAAACACGCGCGCTCTGTGCCAAAGCTGTATTCATGGCCGCGGCCAATCAAGGATTCACGGGCTGCGTCATGGAGCCCACAGGCCCGCTGATTCGCGACATCTGGACCACGGACTTCGACAACTTCCTGGAGGAATACGGCGTGCCCT